TGTACTCGATCGGCTTGCCAACGCGCACAGCGATTGCTTCATCCGTGCCCAACTGCTGACGCAACGCCTCGTAGGCGTCCGCTTCCTCGAGCGGAGGCACGTCGGCACGCTGCAGGTTGTCAATGAGCGCAATCTCGCGGGCCTCGTCATCTGACATTTCGCGGACAATACAGGGCACAAGTCCTTCAGCATCGATCTCAGCCAACACAGCATGACGCCTATGCCCAGCGACGATTTCGTAATCAACCTCATCGCCCACTGCGACCGACAGGTTACTAAGAGGCCTGACGATGAGCGGCGACTGGACGCCATGTTGCCGAATAGAATCACGAAGCTCCGCCAGCGCCGAAGGGTCAAACGTCTTGCGCGGATTGAAAGGCGACGGACCCAACTGCCAAACCCCAAGCTGTGTGATCTCCATCGAAGCGGCGATCGCCGCAGTAGCCGTCACGCTTGCACCGCCAGGACAGGCTCAGTCGTAGGAAGCCAGGGCAGAGCGCGGCGCAAGTGAGTGATCTCATGGAAGCGGCGGCGATCGCCAGACGCCAGCGGCAATTCGGAGCGCAGGGTCTCGGTGTCGATGCCAGCGCAAAAGTTGACGCATGCGTAGATCCGGCGCGCGGTCTCTTCAGCCTTGTCGGGCGACCCGAGCATGATGGCAAGCTTCGCGCCATCCACGTCACTCAGTTCAAAAACAGTGGGCGCGGTGCGTTGGAATCCCCAGGGCTCATTGAAGTCGCCGCGCGAAGAATTCCGGTCCTCCGCGCAGGCCTCGGCAGCCAGCGCATCCTCCTTTCGTCGGTTGGGAGCATAGGTCGGAACGGTTTGCGACTGCGCGTCGCACATGCGGGTGAGAATGCTAGCCAGGCGTCCGACGCGGCAGCTCTCCACATGCGCGATCGGGGAGTCGCCGAGGGCGCACATATGGCACTCCTCGCAATAGAGGACCGGACGGTCTGACTTGTCGCTGGAGGTGCGCGTGCGGGAGCCGACGAGATCGTTGGCAGTAAAGAGAAGCTGGCAGTTCAGGGCTTCGAGCGCGTGATTCGTGCGCTCAGAAAAAGCGGGCTGAATGGAAGCGGAGGTTAGAGCAAGAAACGGCGCAGGCTCATGCGAGCTGCGTGAAACATGACCGCTGAGATCGGACATGGTGATTCTCCTTTGGCTGAATTGCCAGCCAAAGGAATGGAGAAACGAGGCGCTCCGCTGCCAGACGCAAAAACGGGCCTAGAGCGATGGTGTTTTCACCATCGTTCACAGCGCGTGATACACATCCGGTAGACAGAAGCATCGCTTCAACCTCAACCCGTTGTGTTTTTTCAAGCTTTTGGTGGCGGAGGGCGGGATCGAACCGCCGACCTATGGGTTATGAATCCATCGCTCTAAGCGAAAACTCCGTCGCTCTAAGCTTGATTCCCCAAAAAACTCGAAACACTAGGGTTTCATTTGGCTAGACTTTGTCCAAGATAGAACAGATTCCCGGCGAGTCAATACCTATTTAGGCCCGACGGGATATTTTCTGTGCAAAACCGTTACTTGGCTGGTACTCCCGCACTGGCGGCTTAGACGGCGGCAAAGCGGATTCCACCGAGCCGCCGCCCCAAGCCACGTCCATCCATTTACGCTTCACGTTCTTCTGAATGGCCGTGTAGTGCTGATGCATCTGGTAGGTCATGTGACCGACCATACTCATCGCGACTTCGATTGGAACGCCTTGTTCAGCCATGCGAGTGATGCCCGTATGCCGCAGATCGTAAGGCCTCAGCCACGGCAAGCCGGCTTGCTCCCGAGCTGCGTTCCATCTCTTCTTTAGCCCCGAGTCACTCATCGGCTTCGTAGGGTCGTATGAGTATCCGCCGCGAGATCCAAACGGGAAAAGATAGTGATGCATCTGCGTGGATCCCAACGATCGGGCGCGCTCGACAAGCTTGCCCATCGCCCAAATCGCCTGCCCAGCCAGTGGGACCGGCCGCACCCGGAATTTCGTTTTGACGCCTTCCTGCTTCCACCGGATATGAATCATCTCGTAGCCCGCGCTGCCAAGCGTCACGTCGCCGAGCTGCAGAGCGCGCAGCTCATCGGTCGAAGCGGCAGTCTGCAGGCCCAGGCACGAATACCAGAGAATGAAGTGCCAGTCTTCCCTGCTCGAGCACGTCTCGAGCCAGCGATGCTGCTCTTCCGAGTCCATGGCGCGCCGGCTGTCGCTCTCCTCTTTCCGAACCATCACAAAATCTTCTTTTTGATCCTCGCCCCAGAGCCGAGCCCCCTTGAGCAAGCGGATCAGTAACTCAACCTCTTTGCGAATCCTATTGGCTCCGCATGGCTTCGACCATCGGCCCCGTACACACACTGAGTTATCGCCGTATGCCCTCGCGTTCTGGTAGCTGTTGATGTGACCAGGATGAATCTCGCCGAGAGTCAGATCTGCAAAGAATTTCTCGAGAGCTGAAGCCGACGCGCGATAGTCTTTAATGCTTCTGTGCGCAAGATACCGGGCATTCACTGGCCTCGGACCGACATTAAATCCGAGGGGAGCACTCATAGTTCTGCGGGAGATCCAAGTTTCAAACGCATGCCGGAACAGCATGTCGGGTGTTAACAGCTGCGATCCCAATTTTTGTGTCTCCGCACACGCGCGGCAGTCACGATGGCCCGGCGTGTGTTTCGAAATAGTTATATCTTGACCCGAAGAATAGGTGCCCAACGTATCTCCGTCAACAAACTTTCGTGGTAGTTACATCTCGCAACACAGGTGTCTAATGGATACCTTTCAGACACCCCTAAGCAACCCAATTGAGCGTCTACGATGGACGCATGTCCTTGACTCCAATGACTGTGCGTCTGAGTTCAATCCAGAAGACACAGCTAGCCAAGCTCTCTGAGAAGCTCCAAATCGACCAAGTGAACGTCATTCGCCTAGCCATCGCCCGTCTTGCCGAAGAGGAAGGCATCGTGCAACCAAGAAAGAAATGACCGTCGATCCATCTTTTTTATACGTCATTGTTGTATACGAATCGAATACATAAATAGATTTATAGGTGACAGAAGTTTACAACAAATCTTTTTCGGCGCTATGATTCCTCAATGACGACCAAAGCGACTCCCGCCAAATCCGCGCTCAAACCAGGTAGAAAGTCCACCGGTGAGGTCGGGGTGCCGATCGCCGTGAGGGTGAAGCCCGAGCACCTGAATCGTCTCGACGCCTTCGCCGAGCGCAAGGGGATCTCGCGGGGAGCGGCGATCCAGATCGCGATCGCCGAGATGCTCGAGAGGAATCAACCATGATCGAGCTTCCTGAAGCCGTTCGAAATCTTCTCAAGAATCGCAAGATCGACACGCATCTGCTCGAAATCAATCTCATCGATCCCCTGCCTGCCGGCTTCGACATCGCATGCCCAAGCTGCCTCAGACTCCTCTGTATCGTAAGCCGCGAGGAGTACGGGGGATTCGAGAAGCCATGGCTTCAGTGTCCGGCCTGCATGGCACAATGGGGCCTAGCCACGACTAGGGTGGAAGAGTTTTGGGCGCCGAAGCATGGGCACAAAATTGAAATTTGCCTTATGGGACTAATCGAACAGGCCACGGACTCCGCTAATCGGGACCCTAACTAGCCGAGTCAGCGAATGCTTATCTCCTACTCGATCTTCCGTGAGCACGTACTTATGCCCGTCAATGGAATTCCATGCGATCGACCCGCCGTCACCTTCTCGAGCGTTACCCTCGGCCAGGACGAGGTCTCGCAAATAATGGAGCTGATCGAGCGTGACGCGCCGCATATTGCCCGGCAGCTTGTGTTGCGGACTCGAGAAGATGCTGGCGATCAGCTCGGCCGCCGTCATGCGTTGCGTTGCCATAGGACCTCTCAGGCGATCGAGTACTCGATCGTGTAGGTTGTCGAAGGAGCAAGCGGAGTGACCACTGCGATCGTCAGTTGCGTGGTCGAGATCGTCCAGCCGAGATCCGGAAGCGCGATCCCGTTCGCCACGCAAACTCCATTCGGCGCACTCGCGAGAGTGGACGGAAAATTAACCGTGCAGATCGTTCCGCCAGCAAGTGTGCCGGTGCCAGTTGTCAGGGTGACCGAACCAGCCAGGCTGGATCCCGAAACGGTTGCTGTGGCGCCGCTGCCGACCTGAGATGCAGCGCCAGCCGCCACAGTCAGCCCGGTCGCGGCGGCCGCATTTATCCGGGCGAGCGCCGCCGGCAATCGCGCGGCAGCCACGGTGCCCGACGATAGCGAAGATGCATCCCCAAGCGCCGCCCCGGATAGCCCGGCGACTTGGGCGGCCGGAATCACGGAGAGAACGCCTGCACCGGCCGTATAACCCAGATCCTGCACCCATACCGAGATAGCACCATTGAAGCGCATCGAGCGGATCTGGAAATCATAGGTCTGGCCGGAGATGATCCCATTGACATAGCCAAGCTCTGAGAGCGCGTCGAATGTGCCGGCGTCCAGCCAGGTAGTGGAAGAGCTCAGCTTGTACTGGACCTGGATCAGCTTGACGTAGGAATCGTTCGGAGGCACCCAGGTCAACCTAGCCCGAGGCGTCACGACGCCATCGGCGCCCGTCAAGGCGGTAAGGCCATTGCTGACGATCACGAGCGAAGTTGGAGGCTGCGGCGTGTACGCGCCGTTGACCGGAGCCACCGGTACGTCGTACGGAGTCAGCTCCTCGCCGATAGACCATTCGTAAATGCTGACATCCGTCTCATTGACAGATAGCTCGACCGAGAGGGCAGGCACCTTATCGCTCTCATCTCCGGAGTCTCCGTCGCCGCTGCCGAGAGCCTTGACCTCTTCTATCTTGAAACGGACGGCCGCGACCTCGAGCTGCTTATAAGACCAGTTGAGAGCCGGCCACGAGAATTGAAACACCGTCGTCGGAATCATCTGCCAGGCAGCGAGCGACATCGGGAATGTGCCAGTACCCTGGAAGCGATTCCGCAACAGATGGATCTTGGCCACACGCTGCGCCTGGACGATCGACAGCACGCCACGCAGGGTCATCTCGTACGGCAGCTGCACACCGCCATCCTCCACAAGCAACGCATCAGAGGAGTAACCGTGCAGCGTGTCCTGGGCGTATTGAGGAAAGTTCGTCGGCTGAAAAGCAAAAGGCCAGTTGTTCGCCGTGGTCCCGTTCCACCAACCGTTGGAGTCATAAAGATTGCCGGCGGTGTTGTACGGATAGTTCGCGGCCGTGTAGGTGCCATTGACGCGGTTAATGAGATCTTTGAAGCTTCGATATGGCGTCCAGCTCGGAACATCAATCAAGGCCGACGCGTCAAACACGAAGCTGGGCCCCTGCCAGTATGCCGGCCAGATATACCACTCGCCGCCGACGCGACTGAGGCGTCCGCCAGCAGAAGGCATCATCATATTGAGCGCATCACCAGGCGCTGTCGACGTGTCGTAGTGGATGCTCTGGGCGTAGTTCGATTCATAGCCTTGGCTCGTCAAGATCTGCTCATCACAAACGTTGGCGGCTGCGATGAGCTGGGCCTGATTCACCGAATTATCGCCAAGCCCCCAGGACGAGTCCGTGATGACATCCGCGACCTGCAGCGCCCAGTTCGTCGAATAGCCGGTCGTACCCGTGCGAGGGTCATAAATGTTGTTCTTGCCGCGGATTGTGAAGCGGATCTCAGGCAGCGTCGGAAGCGTGACGGAGTGATAGACCAGCTTCAAATACACATACGCGCAGCCCATCAGAGAGGGAGGATTGCCGAGAGCTGAAGTCGACCAGTTCGGATCGTTCCCGGCGACCTCCGGAATGACGTCGCCGGCGGCCTGATCGCCGAAACGAGCCGCGCAAAAGACCAGGCTGCCGAAGTTGTACGTCGGGCCGCCAGGCCCGATGTGATCGTTACTATCCGCATTGCCGCCAAAATTGACACCATTGCGCGTGGTGTTCGCGTCCGATCCAACAACCCAGTACACCTGACGTCCGTCGAGATAGAGATTCTCGATCGCGTCGACCTCATGCGTGGCCAACACGATGATCATATTCATCTGCCAGAAGTGGCTACCCGAGGTGGATTGGTAGACGATCACGCCGCCGACGCGCTGCTCACCGTAGATGATCTGTCGCAGGCCTGCAGGCGTACGGGTAGTGATGTTCTGACCCCGATTGCTAGTCAGAGCGCTGGCAATGGCACCCGCTTCCATGCCGACGCCGCCGGCCGCAAGCGCCCACATAGCATTCACCACCCATGGCGCCGTTGCCAGTAGCGCAGGATTGAGAAAGAGAGCTGCGCCGAGACCGATTGCACCAGCGATCATGAACGCGCCTTGGATCGCTTTAGACATGCCATGCCCTCTTGATTGCCGCGATCGGAACATTCTTAAGGCCGAGCTCGCCAGCGGCGACGATGTGGCGGCCGTTCAAGTGAATGAGACCCGCTACGAGGCGAGACTCACCGCCAGGCGATGTTGTATCCGGATCCTCGAATACAGCGAGGTCGCCGCGCTGCGCCATGAGCGGATATTGCCACTCAGGCAGATTGTGCTTGCTTGCGCAATACGCCGCTGCATCGGCAACCGTTGTACCGCCGCATACAGCCTGCACGGCCGCGAAGGCCTCAGCTTCTGTCGAATACTTCCCGCGGAAGTCAGAAGCGATGTCAACGCCAGTAAACGCGAGAATGCCATCAGCAGCGAAAAGAGCACAGTCCTGCGAACCCCAGGCAAAATGCTTCCGTGCCCGATCCAAAAGGAATTGATGGTAGGCTCGCGTCTGCCAATGCTCACTGCGCGCAAGCGTCGGCCCCGCCGACTTCAAAAGCTTGATTGAAATGTTTGTCATATTTCTCGATCAGCGCCAGACAGTGGCGACAGGTGACGTGCTCTTCTTTCCTAGATCCCCAATCCGAGGATGCAAGCGGGGCCCAGGACGGACCGCAAAGCCGCGTCCGGAATTCGCTATCCTTGATCGGCACAGTGAGATGAACGATGACGCGCTGCCGCATCGCCTTAGGCAGAAAGCGAGATGGCACCGCCATATCAACCGCCCCAGCGCAGCGCTTGATCATTGAGCGTCTCAACCGCAAAGAAGCCCATGTCGGTCGGGTAGTAGAGCCTTTGATCCGCAGCCGTATAGCGCCGCATGTTGGCTCGCTGGAGGTTGCTGAGCTTGTTCTCGAGCTTGAGTGTGATGGCGAACTCATCCAGGCCGGGAGAGATGGTTGGTGCGTCGACGGTACCAACGAAGAGAGGATAGGGATCGCCGAGAACGGTCAGAGCAACAGGATCGAGAAATGCCAGGAAGATCGTCGCTGGCGCACCGAGCTGAATATCTGACATCGTCTCGGCTAGCAAGTTCGCATCGATCGCGCTCAGCGTCACCGAGGTCCCGTCAGCACTGACCTCGATACCCTCACTGATGCCGCCGACCTTGCCCAGATCCCCTACGCCCAGATAGGAGTTTCCCGCATAGCCCAGAATGCCCACTCCACTCCACACATAGACCGACTCAGAACGGAATGTCGCGGTAAAAAGGATGGCTGGCACGATGGCATTACTCAGCATCGCGTCCAACATTGGAAGAGAGAGATTGCGGCTCATAGGGATCCCTACTTCTGCTCTCGAGCCTGCAGGCCCAATTGGCTCAAGTGATCGACCGTGGTATGCCACTGACGCTGGTTGTTCGTAAAGCGAAAGACGCCCTGCGTATTGACAAGCTTGATGGCAGTGCCATCCGCCGGCGTTTCGCGCAGGCTCGGAAAGATTGAGATTGCCGCGTTTCCGCTGGAATCCGAGTCAACTTCAGCTAGCGCCATATGAAGCCGATAGCCTATCTGCAGATAATCCCCCGGCAGCAGCTGGCGATAGATGCTGGGCGTCCAGTTTCGCGTATATAGCGTGTACGAACTGACCGCATTGCCACCGGAGATTCCCCCGTTGACGAGAGGCGAACCTTTCGCCACCCCGAGCGGTTTTGGCCGATTGACGTCGCCGACTTGAAAGACATTCAGGCGGCCTCGCATTGCACCCATGAACGCCTTCCAATAGCCGGCCTGCAGCTCCGTCATCTTGGGCAGCGATGCCTGCATCGCCCAATAGTCCGCGCCCGGCCACGCCTGTGATTGAGCCTGCGATGGATCGTATGGGCTCTCGACAACCGCCACGGAGTCATGCATCGTCAGTGACAGATCCACGAAGCCCACATTTGTCGGCAGCGGGACGAGCGTATAGGTAGAGCCGCCGAGCGTAATCGTAGCCATAGAAGTCCTGTCGAGAGTCGATTAGCCGCGCGCCATCTCTGGCGCGCAGATGCTTGGGTTCATTGACTAGAACGCGAAGCAAACCAGGTCGAAGGTCATGCCCGCTGTAGCAGCGTGATTGAATGTGACCTGATTCGTCGTTTTATTCGTGATGTACGCCGGCGTCGTCAGAGTCGAAGATGCCGCGCTGGAATTGGTTGGCGACGGCTGATTGCAATGCCCGGCTGTGAGCATGCCCGACATCGTGACCGTCTCCGACGCCACAGCAGTTGTCGTGAATGAAACGGTGATCGGGAAGCCGGCGAGCGCTTGCGTAGGCATCGAGATTGCCGTGTTTTGCGTCGGAGCATTCCAAGTCACCAATGAGCTTGTCGCGCCTTCACTGAATGACCATCCGCCGGCGGATTGATTGATGAATTTTGCGATTACTCCAGCCGTGAGCGGATTGTTCTGCACGCGGAAGTTAAGCAAAACAGAGCCCGTGGTACCGGCTGCCGAGGCTGAAGAAAATATTTGGAAATCGGTTCCTTGCGCCGCCGTGCCGTTGTAATTACTTGACACCAAATCGACGATATTCGAGTTAACATTTCCACCCGAAGTCGCTTGAGACGAGGGGTAAATATTGAGGCCACCGCCGTAATACTGGACAGTGCAAAGCAGGCTGGCAGTACCGGTCAGCGGAGTCCCAGCAGTCAAAATGAAATTGCACAGATTGGTCGGATCTGTCGTCGCCGAGAAAATATTGTTCGCGAGGTTTGTCGTGACCTTACTGTGATTTATCGTGACGCTGGAGGTCTGGGTTCCTACCATTCCAGAGCAGCGACCAGAAGATGTAACGCAGTAGGGATAGAATCCTCCTCCAAACTGACCGCTCGGCGGAAACACCGTCGTCGTCTCCAAGGCCATGCCGTTGCCGACCGTTGGGCTCGGCGCCACATTCATCTGGACGCCCGTCGACGGAAATCCCATCGCCTTGGCGACCGCCTCAAAGTTCTTCGCGATGTGATCATGCCCGCAACCTGCGCCGCCGGTCGGATGCACGGATGCGTTCGAGTTGGTGACACAGCCATCGACGACAGTGTTCGCGCCTTGAATGAAGTCCCGGACAGGATCTAGGCTCGATTGGTCCGCATAGGCGACCATAAGGCCATCGCCCTTGAGAAGCTGGGCCACACTGAGGCTGAGTTGGCTGTAAAGCAAGTTGGAGGCGACGTTCGCGGCCTGTGTTGCCGGCGTCGAGTTGAACTGGTTGGGAATGTTGCCGCCGATGATCGCGTGTGCTCCGGAGCTGCCGCGCAGATGAACAGTGGGCGGCACACCCATCCCGAAGATGCCAGCCTTGCCCGCCGCTGTCTGGGTCCACGCGGCCGAAGAGTGGATCCCTGGGGTGATGCCAGTGAATCTTGCCATGGCCATGACAATGCCGCCGGCGAGAGAGTTGCGAGGCCCGAGCCCATTCCATTGCGCACTCAGCGTCGAACTGCCAGTGAAATAGTCGACCAGCGGTGAGCCGCCATCAATCGAAAATTGTCCTGCGCCCGTGCTGGAAGCATACTGCGCGTAGTAGACATCGACGATTCCGGACTGGGGCACATAGAACGAGCCCTGTTGTAGCTTGCTGCCCACCGTCGTTCCAATCTCAGGCTGTACCAGGCCGATGAATGCGGTGACCGTAGCACCGGTTCCCGATCCGCTCGTCGTCGTCGGATAGATAGTTGACGGGAAGGTACCCACGTTCGTGCATGCGGAACCCGCAGACGCAAGTGTGAGGCTGGTAATATTGTTGGACCCCCCAACAGATCCGACAGTGAACGTTGGTCCCGTCCCGCCCACGCAGGTGAGCGTGATCGTGTCACCCACGGCATATCCAGACCCGCCAGTGAACGTCGTGTTGTAAAGCACTGCCTGAGGAAGCGTGAACGTTCCGCCGCTCTGTGTCCAGTTCGTCGCGAGATATTTGCGCGAGTTAGGAGTCGCTTTCCATGCGGCAGCGGAAGCGAGATACATCTGGTAATACATCTGCTGAGTTGGCGTCGGCGTTGGCAGATACGTTTGGTCATTCTTGCCGATGAGAATAAGGCTAAGGGGATTGTTCGCGTCGCTCACAGTCGGCGAATACATCACCATCTTCAGAGAAAGGTCGGCCGAGGAATCTCCCACCTGGCCCAGGGTGCGGTAATAGCCCCCGCCGATATCGTTCGCCACGTAGTTGCAGTAGCCGCCGGGAGTACTGTAGGACGGCGTGCTCACACCGGGAAGGCCGTAAGCCTGGGTAATGCTATCGCCGTTACAGTCGACGCCATTGAAACCGGAAAGCACATTCTCGGAGTCGACTTGATTCAACGGGTTGATCATGTACCCGAGACCCGCGACGCCAGGAGATACGGCAGAGCCGGCCGCCGGATAGATCACCGGGGATACAGCGGTGGCGGAATTTACAATCCCTGTTCCAGCACTGCTCGGAAAGACGTTCCAATTGGCGACGTTGAACGAAGCCCCAGAGGTGAAGGCCGTGGGCGAAATGTAGATCGCGCCGCCATTCGTCACAATGTCGCCAACATTGTAAGCAGTGCTTGCCGTCCAATTGCCTCGATAATTGGTGCCGGCCGTGATCGTCAGATTCAACACGCAAGCACCTGGGCATCCCGACCAGGTACCGCCAAGAGAACTTCCATTGACGACAGAGACGGAAGAGATCAGAGGCGTTGTACCCGGCGCTCCATTCGATCCGTTTGTGCCGGCCGGTCCAGGAGGTCCGACAGGTCCAGCAGTGACCAGCGCAAGCGCGGCCAGGTTGGGCGTGTACGCGTCGAAGCTACACGAACCTCCCGAGCCTGCAGAGCCCGAAGAACACCAAGCCTGAGAACCACTGACGGCAGATCCAAAGGCCGCCGGCTGAACGCACCCATATCCCGCGCCAAGAATTGAGTTGCCTGAGACATTGTCGACGACGCTGACGCTGTAGCAAACATTGGTCGGCGAGGTCATCGAGGTATCAGGCACCAGCATGGAGAACGCGCCGTTTGTAACTTGGGCCTGTAAGACCCCCTGCGTAGCTTGGCCAAAGCCCGAGATGGAAACCGCAGGAGTCGCCGAGTAAGTGCCAGGCTGAGACACCGAGCAGCCTGTCAAATTCCCAGAACTCGTCGAGATCGCCAAGACGCCGCCATTTCCAAAGGCGGTCGAAATCACCGCAGAGGCTCCGTTGACGTAGCCAGATCCAGCCGACGACACCGAGCAGCTCGCGATCGACGTTCCCGACATCGTCAGCGTAATCGCGCCGCCGTAGCCTTGGCCGATTCGGTAACCGATCGCCACGCCCGAGTTGTTGACTGGCGCGAAGTAGATCGTTCCATTCGTTACAGGCGTGGTCTGTCCACCCACGTAGTTTCCCGTGACCTGCACGTAGCCCACAGGCGTCTGAGCGAACGCCGGCGAAGCGACCAGTAGAGGAAAGAGAGTGGTTACGAGAAGAAGCAGAGCGGAGCGCAAGCGGAGTCGGCGGGTCATAAAGATCCTCGTAGAAGTTTGAGATTGGAAGGGATGATGAGAACGACTAAAGCACCTCGACCTGGCGGTAAGAAGTTCCCGCACCGGTCGAACCAATGAACGCCTGCCTTCGCGGCGACTTTGCCGAGTCAGCTTGAAGATGCACGCAACCGGGCTGGCCGGAGGAGTTGTATTCGAGAATCACCTTGTCGAATGGCAATTTACTCTTGAGTCGTATCCAGTCGAAGAGGTCTGGGATTGACACCGCAGGCAGAGCATCAATATCAGCCGCCGACTCGCCAAGCAAATAGAGGTGAAAGCTATTGCTCTTTCCCCCGACCTCAGAGTTATGCGCGGGCGCTCGGAACCCGTCATGAACGTGAACGGGCCCAAACTCCGCGCGTATCGGCTCGAGGATATGAGCGCAAAGCCAGGTTGCATTGGCGACGATAGGTGGCTCCGCCTGGGCTACGCCAAGCTCCTCGGCGGTGAAATGTTCCGTCAATTGCAAAGTACCCTCCTATTTCGCCAACATGGCGCCTTGCCAGGCGATCGACCAAACCTTGCCTGCATAGTTCCACCAATGTTTCGGCGGCGGATGCAGGAAGGAATTTGAAACCTTATCCGCGACCAGGCGTACATCCGTCGCCGTGCCGTCGACCTGGGCAGAAGTATCCGCCGAGGACTGCAGCAGCTTCGTTATGTCCGGATCCTCAATCAAGGCGTCCAGGTGACCCAAGGTCGCATCGACGTGGGCGATGGCTGCCCCGGACCTCGCCAAAGGCTCCTGTGCGGCCGCAATCGTCGAATTCAGCGTCCTCAGATCGCCAGAGGCCATCTCGCTCGTGTCCGTCAAGCTTGCCGTGAGCTCCTGCGTATTGAGCATCGTCGCGTGGATGTCGGCATAGATCTGCCCTTCCTGAGCGTCCAATCGGCCGAGCTGGGCATTCTCATGCACCGCAGCGATCTCAACCTGGCCAGCCGTGCCACGAATCGTACCGAGCGTCTTGGCAACATCCGCCAGGGTTCCGCAGGCCTCGACCTTTGCGCCATTCCCCGCACAAGGCCGGTTGATCTCATGCAGCGTCGCGTTGACTTGGCCAAGGGAAAAGGCAAAGGCATGCGCGAGGATGATCGCCGCGCCGCCAAGGCACATCGCCAGAACGGTCAGAGCGACATAAAGAGCAGTTTTTGCGTAATCCGGAGCGGTCATAGAAACGTCCCATTCGGCTGGATCTGATTCAAGAGAAAACCGAGAGCGCCATCGTCAGTGCTCGCATCCACGAGGTAGCTTCGAAACAGTTCGATCACGATTGGCATCGCCGGGAAGAGCCGCACGGTTTCATCGAGCGCGCGGGAAGCGATGACAAGCTGCTGCTCGCGGAGCGAAAGTTGAGGGGCAATATTGAGCATCGTGCGTTCCTATCTGGATCGCTCCTGGATGAGCTGAGGCCCTACCGGCTCCCAGTCGCCGGCTACTCCTGCGGCTTTCATAGCTGCACGTAAACCTTCCGCAACGGCATGGACATTGAGCTGCTCGATCCCAGAAGGATCCGCCTCTCGATACGCGTCGTAGAACGCCCGTGCGACTTGAGAACTTGTGACTGGCGAGCTAGGCATGAAACTCCAAAAAGTCAGCCCCCGGAAGATTTCCCGGAGGCTGAGTTACCTTGGTCCCTCGCAGTGCGAGAGCTTGTTCACCAATGCTCTCGAGCGGCCTGGCATTCGATCGAGCGCGCACGGAGTTGATGGTGATATTCGGAAAGTTCGATAAGAACATCGATCGCCGCCATGCTGGCCCGGAGCTTACGAAGAGCGCGGTAGTAGACCTTCCGAACGCCGGCGGTCGACATACCGATTTGCTCCCCAATCTCGCTGAATGACATCGCGGCGTCGTCTTGAGGCTTGTGTTGGACTGTCAGCATAATCAGCCCTAAAGTTTGCGCGGGCCGGATTGGCTACCGGCCGGGTTGCTCTCTACGACGGCCCGACGTGGCGGGGTACCTCGCTCCCCCACCCTGGCTCCATCACTTCGGCCAGGAGTCGGATTTGAACCGACGCCTCCACATCTACACAAGAGCATTGTGATTACCGCCTCTGCGACGCCTTCGCTGGCCGCGCACAAAGCTAGGAGAACTTGACTCCAAGCGTCTCGAGGAACTTCTGCACGGCCGGCCATACGAGCTTGAGATCCGCGATCGCCTGCTCGTCGAGCGCGAGATTCAGCCCAGAGGATCCTGCCGCAGCCTGTACACCGGCGAGCGAAGCGGTCAGAGCTCCGGCAAGGATGCCGATCGCAGCGACAACAGCGGGTTCGGCCGACTTCGCCTTGTTGAGGAACTTGAGAAGATCGGCGGCGCCGACTTCAACACCCTTTTCGACATCGAGAACAATGGTTGCGAGATTTGCCACAGGGACTCCTTCAGATTTGCGGTTGACGTGCGGTTGAAAGGTTGGGGGAAGGCTAACTTGAGAACCGCTAGGCAGAGGGAAAGGCGCCAGGCGACGACGCGATTTGCGCCGCCGGCTTCTCCGTCACTTGCGAGGTTGCGCCGCTGGCCGGATTGCCGTCATTGAAGTGCGTACGCGTCGTGGCGATCACTTGGCCGGTCAGCAGCCCGATTCCCGCGCCGATGATGCCGGCAGCCATATTGCCATCAATGCCGTAGACCTTAGAGATCACAGCGAAGACACAGCCGAGCAGCATCACGACGATCGCCAGGATCGGCGAGCTGAGCATGTTGAGGGCGGTTACAAATTTCATGGCAGGATCCTTTCCGCGGAAATAGAAAAGCCCCGACTGCCAAGGCAGTGACGGGGCTTGCTGATGCGCCAGGTACGACGCATTCTTGCGTTGAGGTTCTACTCGATAGGCGTGAGCTCCAAAACGAAGTGCTGACCCGGATGATAATTATCCAATTCTGTCACTTCATCAAAACGAACGACCAACTCTCCGACATCCTCGGGCATCATTATCGTGATTGATTCCTCAGACCCCGGAATAGTGGAAAGCCGTGTTTCGCGTTTGCCCTCGATCACAAAATAAACAAAGCCAATAGATTCGAGGTGCCTGTCCTCACCCATTAACTGCTTGCGTGTTTCCACTTTGCTTACAACGACCTTGGTTTTCATTTAAAAATCCCTCCAACTCCACCTTAACCGCTCGATGCCATAGAGGGACGGCTGCGCTTCCTGTTTTGAAGACCCACTGCGGTAGCCGCCATTATGTGCGGTGCGGCCTCCATAACTGCCTCACGCGCGGCCTGCTTTACCGCGCCCGGGTTAGTGGCGCCGCGCGCGTCGATGTTCCAGTGGTGATGCGTGTCTCCACTGCCGCCAGATCCGTCCCTCGAGAGTGCCGATCGCAGCGAGTCATTGTTGTGCATAAATCCGCTCGAGCCTACGCTCATGATCTCCGGACCGCGCTCGCCGACCATGTAGGTGCCAGGTGCGAAATTGCCACCATCCGCTAAAAAACCAGCAAACGGCAAAGCCGATGCAAGCATACTTCCGAGACCACCAGCACTCCCGCCCGACAACTGAGATGTAACGCCAGAAGCGCCAGTGAAAGCGGGAAGCGGATCGGCTGGACGGGTATACACCGGATTGCTCTGGGTTCCAAGCTTAGCCAACGGTCCGGCCTTAAGTAAGCTTCCCTCAGCAAACTGCAAGCCAGTCTTGGCTACACCTGAAAAGACTTGCTTGCCCGTATCCTCCCAGAGACCGCGTCGATGCGACCGATCTTCAGTCATCATCCGGAGCAATGAATCGTTGACCGTACTGACCGTTCCCTCAAACATCGACTTGATCTGACCGTCGACATCTGAAGCACTTCGACGCATATCGTTGATGGCCCCTTCCCAGCCCTCCGATATCGCTTCGCGCTGAAGAGTTGCCATTTGCTTCGAGGCATCCGCCACAAGCTTTTTCTGCTCGTCGAGGATCTGTTCGCGATGCTCCAACTCCTCAGCCAGAGCGTCTTTGTACTCCTGTGCATCTTCACCGTAGAGAGCCTTGAACTCGACGGCGGCGGCCTTCTGCGCGGCCAACTCCGCATCGAGCGAATCCATCTTCGCCCGAACCTCAGCCTCGAGCCCTGCCTTGAGCGCATTGTTCCGCTCTGCCGGCGACATAGCGCCAGTCTCAACACTGACGGCCGTCGACTCTTGGACATCTTCGTACCGGGAGGTTGCGGCCTGCCGATTTCCCTTCTCGGTATCAACTTCGAGCTTGAGCCACTGCTCAATAAACTTTCGTTTTGAGGCGAGCTCTTTGGCGAATTGCTCATCAGCCGAGCGAACTATTTCATTTTCCCGATCGCCGGCGGCCTTGACTCGCCTCTGCTCCTCCTCCGACATCGTAGTGAAAGCGTCGACATACCGCTTCTGCATCGCCATGTAGTTGTCGCCAAGTGCATGCACAGTGGCGATTTTCCGACCCCAGTAGTTGTACTCCTCAACTGCACTCTTGCCATGGACAGCTTGATCAGCAACGAGACCATCCTCGAGCGCCTTGAGTTGCTCCGACGCCGCCTTGCGCTGCGCCTCGGCCAGTTTGCGGGCTGCCTCTTGCTGCTTCTGAAGCCGCTGTTCGGCTTCCCTCTTTTCGGCATCGGTTAGCTGCGCCCCGGTGTTTACCAAGCCAGAGGACCTGGCCTTATCAGCAGCCTCAAGCTGTTCTTGGATCTGCTTTGCCAGCTCGAGACGCGCCTTAAAATACTGATCCGGATCCTGATGAGCATTCGGACCGTAACCCCCGATTTTATTGACATTCACGCCGAACATGGTCGGGGTATCTACTCGATCCTGAAGCTGCTGGACCTCCGTTCTAATTTTGCGAAGTCTGTCAGGCAAATCCTCCGGAGCTATGGTCTCGTAGAGCTCTTGATATTTATCCTTGACATTCGAAGGAAGATCTTGGATTTTTTTGTCTCGAAAGTACGCGGAATTGTCAATCGGCTTCTGCCCTTCAACACTCATCCGATATTGCAAAGCGGCCGGCTCTCCATGCTGCAAACGGAGGATGTTCTCGACATTACGGTCGGCCTCATCGTTCCATTCCTTTGCGCGCTTCGTCGCTTCAACCTCCGTCGCTGCCAGGTCTTTTAGACCATCTCTAAGATTGACAGCGTTGTCGAGAAATTTGACAGCCGCCTTGCCTCCCTCATAAAGCGCGCCGGCTAACGCTGTAGCGCCAACGACAGGGAACGCCGCCTCTAAAATCGGGGCCAGTCCTAGAGTTGTTGAGACGAAGCGCTCCGCTGCACGTATATTGCCCCGAGTGCCGCCCTCCAACAGACGCAACGCTCCGGACGCCGCAGCCATATGAGGGACGCTTGCTTCAACAGCTTCGCTGTACACCTTTTGGGCGGTCGCTGCATGCTCTGCCGATCGCGCCTCAATATCCAGTCTCAGAGCAAGTAGCTCCTTCGCCCGCGCCGCCTCTCGATCGGCGTCAATCGCCTGCCCCTGTTCAACCTTTTCACGCTGCCACGCGCGCCGAGCACGCTCAGCAGCTCTCTCCTGCAATGCAGCCGTGCGATCGATCGACTGCCCGGCGGCCGCAACCTTCTGCGCGGCTTGCTCAGCCTGCGTCCCAGCCTCTGCGAGTTGCCTGCCGACACTGCTTACCGACGCGTCGAAGCTCTTTGTATCTGCAACAAAGGCTGCATTTACGCCCCCGATTGATCCAACTCCGCTCATGGCTGCAGTACCTTTCTCAGGCCTTCTTTAAGCTTCGAGGCGAACACAGCCAAAGCCGCAGCCTCACTCTCGTCTACGGCCGGACGAAGAAACGGATGGGCCGCCACGCTGCCGACCTCTCGCCCCGCGCCCCTCAAACCTTTGGCAGTGACCTTAGACTGGCCGCCCTTCACAAGGCGGTGACCGTACTCCACCCAATGAGCCACAAACTGCACATTCTCCCGGGGTCCAATCAAGGCCCTGAAATACCCGTCACGTAGCTTTTTGACACTTATACGCATGCTGCTCTTCAGCACTCCAGGATCGAGCGCTGTGCTCTTGGCTGTCTTCAAATCAAGCACTGGCGCTCTGGACGCCATTGCCGCGAGTATTACGCGAGACCCGGCAGATACTGCCTGTCTGGTGACGTCATCCCGCACCGCCTGCTGCAGTAGGTTCAACTTTGCCTGCATCTGCGTGATCCCCGCCACCTCCAGCCTCATTGGCATCCTCAACCTCTTCCTTCTTCGCAGATATGCGGATCGCGGCTGCGGACGCCCATCGAAATCGGATATCTTCGATGCTCTGCAAGCCGGGCTTTGAAGCGGAGCGACGCTTGCCAGCATCGAGACCAAAGTCCGAAGGCTCGGCCCATTTTTTGGAAGCGCGAAATCCGAAGTTTGCTATTGCGGACGCGATGATGCCAGCAACCATTTCGAGGTGATCACGCGCCTGAACATGGCGGCGATAGAGAACATCAAGATCGAGAAGCGTAAGCCGCCAGAACTCGTCCTCGGTCAAACGCAAATCGTACCGCGCCAGAGACCAATGATGTCTAAACCACCCATACCCGCTCAGGCCAGCAGAGGGTCCGGTTGCGGCTCTACGCCAGCCTCCTCGGCCTTGGGCGCAGTCATCCGGAACGAATGGAGAGTCCCTTCAAAAAGAGTCAGCATGAACTTTCCTGTGAACCAGCTCTTCACGGTTTCTACGGGCATATCCGGGGTGTACAACAGCAACCCCGTCCAGAGTAGGGCCGCCATCCGAAACGGATCGGAGCCGATCGCCTCAAACGCCGGGTTGATACCAAACGCCCGATAAAACACAAAGATTGCCTGCAAATCAAAATGAATTCGGTAGCGATCCTCATCTACGAGAATCGCAGCTTCTTCATTCAGTTCATCTATTTGAAAACGGATACTACGCGGCATTTTACCTCCAATAAAAAAGCCGCCCTATGGGCGGCTTCGATTCAATTTGATTCTTGGCTAGGCGATTAAAGCCACTGCCTCGGTTTCCGGTCTACGCGAAAACAATAAGAGAGAAACGATCAGGAAGGCCGATCCAGCAATTGCCTCCCAGAGAAAAGTAGACTGGGCTACGTCAAGGTCTCTCAGTTTGGCATCTTCTTCGCGAGAAGAACGACCGCCCAACTTTTGGGTCAGATCTTCAACACTCTTTCTCGCTTTTTCGACCGCGACTGCATCGCCACGTTTACCCATCTCCTTTTGGAGATCAAGCGTGCTCTGCATATTCGCGAAGGTATCGATGGCATAATTGCGATCAATTTCAAGAGCAAGATCTTTGCGCGCTGTGTCAGCCAACGCCGAGGACGCAGCCCGGTTTGCAAAGTATCCAGAAACGGCGATCGCGAATAGCACCACAGCAACTACAAGCGCCAAGATTGCAGCTAACTTACGCATATCAAGTCTCCCAAGGCGGCCAGTATAACAGCCAGCCGCCTCGAGTTACCCTGGCACTTTCGAGTTACACGCCTCCAGTTCCGCTTAGGAACCTTCGGTGTAAGTGATCGGACCGGTGACTTTCAGCGACGCCTTAAACGTAATCAACTTGCCGGCCTCGACATCGGAAGTCGCAAAGGAAAGTACAAGGGCATTGAAAGCGAAGAGATCGCCAGTCGTGGTCTGCCCGCCAGGCCCATTGATCGGCAAAGTGTACTTGAAGGGGTAGGCCGCTCCGTTTAGCTGATTCGAGATCGCAGCGGCCGCCGCGGACAAAGCAATCTGGCCAGGATCGGCAGACTCAAAGTTGCCTTCGATCGAGACCTCACCCGGATCCTGCAGCGTCTTGATGAACGTGCGAACCCCGCCGGCCGTGGCGAGAGTAGTCGTGTCTTCCGTTCCAAACTTCGGCTCCGGCGGGGTGATCTTGGTGGTTCCGTTGATCGTTGTGAACGTTGGCGAGGCACCCAGAGTGCCGATCGAGAGTAGTGCTCCTAAGCCGGTAATCGGGGCGGCTGTCAGCGTCATGAGAATTCCTTTCGGTGCGTGGTTGAAGGTTGGCGGTTAAGTGCCGGCGTAATACCGGACCATGTAATCGGCGCTGCAGACGTACTCCCGAGCGTCTTGGTTATAGCCAGAGTGATAATTCACGAGCATGATGCTGGCGACGATCGTTCCGTTTGGCAGCGCGCCAGAGAAACAAGGGATTCCGTCTGAGGTCGCGGTTTTAGCTTTTCCCGCAAGCAAGAGGCGGATAGCCCTCTCAACGCCTCTCGCCGCACCATAGCTGGCGTTCGAGACGCCGCCCGATCGAGAGTCAATCTGAATCCTGACCGGCACGATGGCAACAGGGACGCCGACGAGCTCGTAATCAGGGACATCTGAGATGACCTGATAGGTCGCACACGGATAGGTCACATCCTCCGGCGGGATGACCGGATAGAATCGCGTCCCGATCAATGCCGAGATCGCCGAATTTGCCACGACGAGAGCCTGCAACCCTTCTTCTAACATCACGAACTCCCATCGATTTCCAGGCAGTCTAGCTGCAGCACAATGTTGCGCTTGTACACGTCATTGACGATCTGCACCACATAGGTATGTGTCACGTTGGTGCCTGGATCGATAAACACGATGCGGTCGCCGACATTGACAATGTTGAGGTTCGGATAACGAATCGTGATGCGAAACTGCGCATTCGAACTCCACTCTTCACCCTGATAGAGCTCCTGACCGGAAAGCTGATAAATCTCGGCATACGTCGTCAAATACGCCGACCAGGTTGTAATTGGGGCTCCAAAACTGTCTTGAGTCGTACTGACCGTAGCTAACGAAATCTCATGCCGAAGGCGCGCCGGATTGACCGTCGGATACTGCTGAGCCATATCCGAGGCCTTCCCGATCGCCGCAACGCGCTTGCGAGCCGTTGGACTCGAGCCAAGGAGCCATCCTCTTGCCATATATCCCCCTCAGCTCACGTAGTTGGTGTGATAGGAACGCAGGTTGCCAATCACCTCAGGGCGACCCGTACTCATAACAGCCCCCTGCTCGTTGAAGTACTGCGCCTCAAAGAGAATCGACAAGCAGAGATCGCTTGGAACCTCATCACCAAGCCACGCCTGAACGTTCGCGACTGCCGCGACAGCCGGCGATGCGAGGGTTGCAACGCCGCTGGCAACCGATGCAATCGTCGTACGCAAAACCCCGCCCGACACACCCGCGCCAGGAATGCTAATCTTGGTTCCCGTTTCGCCAACGAGCTGTGGAGCGTCGTCCGCATTGAACGTGAAGGCCGGATTGCTCACCGCGAGTTGAGCTGAGCCTTGTGTCATACTGACCGTCAACGGACCGCCATAGCCGCAACGAAACTGGGCTAGGGTATTCGCAGGCACCATCAGCTGAGGCGGCCAGGGACGCGCCCAGGCCGGAAAGAGATACGCCGGCGTGATGCCGCCGCCGCGCTCGAGCTGGTAGGCGTAGAACGACGGCATCACGGCGCCATACGTTGCGTCTCGCAGAAGCGGGTCGACATTCGCGCCGGTGTCGACGTACTGCACGAACTGCACCGACTGAAACGGAGGACAAGGAAGCGCCCATGCCGGATATCCATTGCGGTTGTAGCGCACCGATACGCCTGGGAACGAATCCCGGCGCTCGAGGACGGTTTGCGTGACAAGCCGCGTGCGCGTTTCACTCTCACAGTTGGCACGAGCAGCCTTCAGATACCGATTGAAGATGATGTCCCGTGACGTATCCGATGAAGGCCAGCGGATGAGCTGCTTGAATTCACCCAGGGTGACGGGTTCAGCAGCCGGCGGAATGATGGTCTGAATAGGGTGCATGGGGTACCTGGCGAGATGCTGGGCTAGAGATCCGAGGAGTGATCAGGAGTTGCGCTTCGTGCTCTTCTTTGCGGCCGCAGGCTTGACCGGTGCAGATTGCAGAACGAGGACAGGCGCAGGAGCACATTCGATGAATGCCCGCGAAGCGCGCCCATCGGCGAGCAGCCCGTTCGCCGCGTCCGCAGAGATATCGATTTCTTTTCCCGCATTGGGGCCAAAGTTCATCTTCACGTACATAGAGCTCCCTCAAATCAAGATCGGCGAACGCGCCAGGACGCGATCGCCGACCGGTTAAAACCAGAGTTGAAGCGATCCAGAACTAGACCTGGACGCTAGGACTCTGATCAGAAACATTTCGACCAGCCGAGAGGATGGCGACCGCGCTCATGAGCTGAGCAGTCGTTCCCTCACTTCCGATTGCGATATCCAGTTCGAGGTAGGTTCCACCGTTCCCAGCAGCAAGCAGATCCGCCGAGTCGATCTCGAGGACATACATGGCGTTGGCCAGATCCGCCGCTGGCGTGTATCCGGTGGCGGCGATCTGAAAAATCGAGCTGTTCGTCGCAGGGTTATTGCTGGCCACATCATAGGGAGCCGAAGAGTTTTCGAATTTGACCAGGCGATAGGGGATTGCAACGCCCGCTCCACCAGTCGGCGCAGTGAAGACACTCAAAGTGATTGCGCCGATTGGACCGCCTGCGGCGCCCAGCTGAAGAATGATGGACGCGTGGTGGAAGAGCGCCATACTGAAGCGCCGCGAGGCCTCAGCGACCGCCGAGGAAATGGGAGAGATGAGGCTCGCAAGATGTCCATCCTGCGCTACAAAAAAGCCTTTTGCCGACATGAGAAGATCCTTTCCCGGCTATACCGGAGGTGAGAGACGAGGAAGTCATGGACAGGCCTGGGAACCGTTCTAAAAAGACGATCTCCAGGCCTGAGGCCGAACGACAGACTACCGCCCGGTTCCGTTCAGCACCACAGCTCCGGAGAGCGTGGGAGCCGAAGACTGGTACGGGGTCAAGGGCTTTTTCATCCAGGGCTGACCATCTTCGCGGAGCATAAAGCGGAAGGCTTTTTCTCCGGTCAGGAAGGCAACATGAATCGAGCTGTCTGCTCGCACATCATTGCGCTTGACGAGAATGTAGCTCGACGGGCTCCACAGGATGATGTCGCCGGCTGTGCCCACAGCAGAGCACTGTTCGATCGGGATGACCGGGCGCCCCATCAGAAGGCCATAACCGGAGTTATTGCCGTTCGTGCCGGGCGGTGTGTACATCAAGATCTGACCCAGCGAAGGAGCTCCGAGAGTCAAAGGATAGAGGAAGGGCTCGATCGCCTGATTGATAAACCAGACGGCATCCTTGCGATATGGAGCGAAGAGACGCGACCACATATTCAGAATGTCGTTGGTATCGACCGGAACCGTACCTGAGTCACCGCTGTCGGCGGCCTGGACGATGGTCGACGGCGCGGTCAGGATGCCGAGAGGCTGTCCGGCCCCGGTACCACTGATGATTGCCGTATCGCGCTTGAATGCGAATTCCTGCGGGACCACTTCGTTGATATAGCTCTCAAAGAGAGAGGTATCGTCGAGCAGTTCCTCCGTGGCGTAAATCAGCGCGATCAGCTTGTTCATGGTGAGCTGGATCTCGCGGAACTTCGGCTTGCTGGAGGTGTAGGTTGCCGATTCAGCCAGCCAGTAGGCGAGAATGCCGCCCCAGCGGGATCCATCCACGCGGCTGTCTTCATCGACTGCATTGATCACCACGCGCGCTTTTTCGGTGTTCTTTGACGTGATGAGCTTGGCAACTTCACCCGTGTTGTAGATGCGCTGCAACAGATCGGTCGAGTAGTCCGGCGCGACCAGGAAACCGCCATCCGAAGGAACCGTCTCATCTGCTCCCAGAGCGGCGTTGATGCGTGGATCCACCTGATGCGCGCGGCCTTGCTCAATCAGCCGGGTACCACGAGCAATGGCGATGAGCTGCTCAGCCTTGCAGCGCCAGGGCTTGTCCGCGCGATTGTCGTTTCCGACCGAAGCGCCAGGCGTCGCAGCAGGGCTGCGCTCAAGAGCTGCGAGCTTATTGGCGCGATCGATGTCGGCCTGCAGGCTCTCAGCGGTCGCGATATGTTCGTCGAACGCCTTCGTTTCTTCAGCGGTCATCGCGCGACCATTTGCAGCGACCTGCAGGGCCTTTGCCGCGTCCGTAGCCTGGGCCTTCGCTTGTAGCAATTGACGGAGTGTCATTGATTTACCTTTCATGGGTTGCGGTGCAGTTGAAGGCTGGAAGCCGCTTTTCACGCCATCGGGCGCGGGCTAGCATCAGGACGCGGCGGCATCGGCCGCCAGAAACTTATGGGCAAAACAAAAGCCCCGCCGAAGCGGAGCTCATGCTCGCGAAAACATCCGGGGGTTTCCACCCCGTTCCTCGGCGCGCCCGAGTTTGTCAGATCATCCACCCGCCTCTGAGCTGTGCGCGTCCGGCTGACCCGGTTGCCTTCCGTTTTTCGCAACGTACCGATGCGTTGATATCGCTGCGAGATGCCGGAAACTCCGAAAGGCCTAATAGGCTACAGCACTCAGAGCTGCAGCCGCTGGGTATCCCTAGAGCGCGGCCAGCCGTAGCTTTCGCGCCCGATGCGCCGCCTCAATCTCTGCCTTCTTCGACGCTTTCGCTTCTGGCGATCCCATGCAGGCCTCGCAGTCGCCGGCCTGACACATCTCGGACCCGCAAGCATCACAGCCCATACAGCCCTCACAGTCGCCGCCCTGGCACGGCCCACATGGACAGGTGCAAGTCTCATCACCGTCGCCGACGTCCATGCTTGAGTCATCGTCGGATCGCGGGACAGCGCCCTGGGCTCCCTGAGCCGCCAATGAGCCGCCGGACCTGGCAGATGCGCCGCGAGCCGACCCAACGCCGTAGCTTGCCAACACATCATCCAGCGTAGCGACGCGATCGGCGAGGCCGGCCTTCACCGCATCTTCCGCCGTCAGGACACGGCCCTCGCCAAAGCCGTCTGTCACTGCCGAAACCTTGACGCCGCGCCCGCGAGCGACCGCTTTGGCAAACTTGCCGTAGAAGGTATCCACCATACCTTGCGTCGAAGCTCGCGCCGCGTCAGAGAGCGGCCCGAGATTGTTCCCGTCGACCTTGTACTTGCCGGCGCTGATCAAAGTGACCTTGATACCCATTTGCTCGAACTTCTTCGACTCATCCTGATGGGCCATGAAGACGCCGATCGAGCCCGTCATCGAACTGGGGCTCACTACCACCTCGGTCGCCTGCGCAGCCAGGTAGTATGCGGCCGAAGCGCAGAGGCAATTCGATACAGCCGTGATCTTTTTCTTACTGCGCGCATTGAAGATCTCTGTCGCGAGCTCGTCAACGCCAGAGACTGAACCGCCAGGCGAATCCACATCGATGACGATCGCTTTGACGTTTGGATCGTTGACCGCCTGGCGAAACTCCTGGGTGAACTGCTGGACCGAAGTCCCGCTAGGCCCAGAGAAGTCGCCAGCATAGCGCTGATTGATGATGCCGTACAGTGCCATGACCGCAACGCTGCGCGTATCTCCGGTCTGCAGGCTTTGCTTGCGAGCTGCCGATATCTTGTTCTCGGCACGGATCTCGGCAATGACCTCCAGATCTGAAGCGCCACCGGCGGCCTTGAGCTCAAGGAAGGCGCAGATCGATTCAAGCTTCTCAGGCAGAATTGCCCAGGCCGTCGAATACACGGTACGAATGATGCTGGAATAGGACATCAAAGAACTCCTTCAACGGCGAGGGCTGCGAGTTTCGGGGTTTCAGTGGCGGCAACACGCTCAATCCAGACGCGGGCCTCAGCATAGCGCTCTTCTTCTAGGTACATCGTCAGCTGCGACTTGCGCTCGTCACAGGCTTGCTTTGCCTTGAGCCCCGGCAAAGCGCGGAGATGAAGCGCCCCGACGATGAAGCGATGATGCTCCTCATAGAAAGCTGCGGCGTGCTTACTCGTGCGCTCCTGATCAATCAGTTTGCGAACACTGCCTACCTCACGCCGGACACACCGCGCAGCGGCGTCGTGCGCCATGATCTCGAGCGACGCGACCATACGGCCTTGCTGGCCAGGATCGGAGCCGGTTCCGTTATCGCCGCCCTCTCCGATTTCGTCAGTATCCTCGTCGTCATCGGCAACGCTGGGATCTGCGCCGGCTGTTTTGATCGGCTGAATCGGGGCATCAAGCGTCGTCCAGTTCAGCGGCCGGAAGTACTGCTTGCCGATTCCCCCAGCAATCGGATTCATATCCTCGAGTTCGCGAACATCATCCGGAGAAAGCCATCCATGCTCAACTGCGACCGCATATCCGGCTGTACGAGTGGCGTAATCGCCGCGCAAAAGTGCGGCCAATGAAAACTTGGCATAGAAGCGATCATCATCGATGAGATCTCGCTGGATCGCCTGCTCCCACATAACCGCGATCGGCAGCACGCACTGCTGAGCGTGCATCAAGTTAAACTGCTCGACACTGGCATAGGTCGCCGACTTACCCGTGTCCACACCGATGAGGTGCGGCAGGATGTTTAACATCGTGCAGATCTCGACAGCCGAAGACTTCTTCGACTCAAGGAGCTGCATATCGATCGGCTTGACGCCAAGCGTCTTGATATCGACACCAGGCGGAAGCATCCGAACTCGATGGCGCTTGTCGCCAGTTCCTGAATTCTGAAACTGCTTTACGTACTCGTCTTCATCGGCCTTCGACTTGAAATTCAGGCCAGTCATGAACGCGCCGGCGGCGCCATCGTTCTTCAGGTATTTTCCGGAGTAGTCCTGCTGAGCCAGGGCAACGCCAAAGACATCCGTACCCATCGTGATGCGCGATTGCCCGACTGCGGTCGTGTCTGCCCAGTCGCGAACATGGAAGACTTCATCCTGAAGAAGCACGCGCGTGTTGTTGGTCAAGGGATCGTCGTAGATGTAGCGCAGACGGCCCGAGGAGAGCTGTTCAACCCGAACGCGATCGGGATGCATGGGCCAAAGCTGGCCAATCACGCCCCGGCTCGATGTCTCGATCTCGCAATAGCTATTGCCGCGCAGGTCCACATGCGCGTTTTGCATCTGATAGAACTCATAAGCGGTCTGCAGATCGTTGGGACGTTCATGCAGAACCTTGAACATCGGATGCTTCTTCACCATCTTCTTACCACCGCCTGCAATATCGGTGTAGATGAAGCATGGCATTGTGCCCAGGGCCCGGCCGCGCGCTGTTACGGCAGCAATGACAGTGCTAAGGCGCTTAACGGTAGACGCTGAGACACGCATGCCGCTTACCGAGGGCGCGCCAACCTGCTCATACCAGTAATCATCCCAGGGCGCGGGAGCTCCGCCGATGTCGGCGCGAATACCATGAAAACCCATGGCAAGTGAAGAGACAAGACTCAAGAGCGCCTCCGCAGAGCTTCACGGTCATAACCAAAGAAGATTCCAGCGGCGCCCAGCATAAGGCCACCGACGATAAAGCCAAGCGGATGCCAGGCAAGCCACAGACCGTAGGCGAAGATCGCCGCGCCGGTGAGGACGAGCCCGTCGAAGGCCAGCTCCTTCACCTTCTTTTGAACCTTGGCAAGTTTCAGGGCGTTCATAGAACTCCAACCATCGGGCGTGTGTAGCGAATCGGCTCAAAGATCATCGCGCGATTGATCGCGTTGAGCATTGCGGAAACCGGATCGATTTTGCTGCGGCCGTTCTTTTGCTTTCGCGGGAACACGTTTCCATTGTTGTCTTCCCGCACAATAACGCAGCTCACAGCCCATGCTGTGAGCGGATCCCCGTCGTGGTGAAGCCTGCCGGCCATCGCGGCGGCCTCTATTTCTTTCATGGGATCAGACAGGTACTTGACTTGCTGCGGAATCGAAATCGCGATGTCATCCCCGACCATCGAGGAGAGCATCTGAATCATTTGACGCGCGTTGTATTCATCAAACGCAATGCATTGCCGAGGGTAAAGCGCAAGCTCCCGTTCGATGTCTTCCTGGATGAGGGGCAGCTGGATCTCAGGGCCCTCGTGAGCGAGCAAAGCGCGACCGTTCGGGCGCTCCATCGCGGCCCAACGCTCATAGTGCTTATGATCACCATCGAAGATCGTTCCCTCAGGCGCGTAGTGCTTCCAGAACAGCGTGTAATGAGCCTTTCCGTTGATGTCCTCGCGAAACGCGAAGCAACGCGAGGCAAGGTCGATGCGCGCGGCCAGATCGACGCCCTCACAGCAGAGTTTCCCAAGAAAATCCTCGAGCCTAAGCTTTTCATCTCCGCACGCGGCCCAAACTTCCGGAGAGATCCACTGCTTACCGCTGTTTCGCCATACATTGGCGTTCTTTGTGATGAACGTGGGTTGCTTTGCCGGCTGCTGGATTGCCTCCTTAAGGCTTCGTAGGAAGCGATCAGGGATTACAGAAACACCAAAATTCGGATTCGACTTTTTTAGGTGCTCGATGTTGCGCCAGTCGTCTCCCTCGTCCAGCGTGTAAATGATGCCGAAAAGATTGTCGTTCTCGATCAGCCCATCGAGAACACGCTTAACCTCGAGCTCGAGTTCGTAGCACGGAGCGTCGATGTTGACGCCAGAAGTTGTGATCACGTACATGAGCGGCTGCTCACGCGCCATCATGCCGTTTTTGTTGCTATCGTACTGATCAGCGCTCAGCGCCTCGTGGAACTCGTCGATGATCGTGCCGTGCGGCGAGGATCCGTCTCTCGCGATGCCGACGAGCGGCCGGAATCTGCCGCCATCATCCAAGCGGAAGATCGAAAGCTTGTGCGGCTCAAGGTGATAGCTGCGACGGAGATCCGGAAGCGCGTTGACGACTGCCAGGGCCGGCCGAAAGACCTCCATCGCCTGTTCCAGCGAATTCGCAGCACAGTAGACCTCCGCGCCTGGCTCATCATCGGCGGTGAGAAGGTAGATCCCGGTTCCTACCGCGTCGGCCGTCTTGCCGTTCTTACGCGCAACCGAGATGTAGGCTTCGTTGAAGCGCCGAAGCTGAGTTTCTTTGTCGACCCAGCCAAAAATACTGGCCGAATTGAAGACTTGCCAAGGCTCGAGGCGCATGCGATTGCGCTCGCCCGGAGCTGGGCGCATCCATTTGCCTTTGACGTGGGGTAGCTTCTCCTTAAAGCTGCAGTGTCGGTACGCTAGTTCCGCATCGAAGGTATACGGAAATTCCTCAGTTTTCGCCCTTTCTAGGTCGGCAAGATGCCGCGCACAAGCCTTTCTGACCCACTTACAGGCGACTATCCGCTCCTCGACCACGTCGCGCGCGTACTGCGTAGCGATTCCGGCATAATCACGGCGTTCCTTCGGCTTGACGGCCTGGCGCCGCTTCACACTAGGCCGAGCGACGCGCCGGCGTCCGGTTGTACTCGCCGAATTCTCCATCCTCTACATCCCCACGGTTGCTCGGACCTTGCTGGCCTGCGCGACCTTTCGGAGTCAGCCCCAGATCGCCGAGCAACGCGCGGAACTGCGAGATGTCCGAGTTCTTCGCGTAGCCGCCCTCGATCTTCACCAGAAAACGAGCTGCAAGCTCCACAAGCAAGTCATCCGCACCGGTGACAACTCCCTCAGGCAGCATCGCGATTCGATCAGCAAGCTTCTGCCAGGCCGCGAGCAGCTTGCGGCTTTCGCCAGGGCTTTTCTCCGCTGCCTCAACCCACGCTGCAGGCGGCGGACCCAGGCCAGAGTTCACTACAGGCTCAACCGCACGATCGCGGAAGCGCTGGGGGTTTTTCTTCATGGCGCCGCTGGCTTCCAGAACCGCTAACGGTTTGCGTGGACGCCCTCCAGGCATATCGGAACCCCTTCAAATGTCAGCGAATCCCCAACGCACGAGCCTTGGGCTTGTAACTGCGAATAGCACGGTAGCGAGAGTTAGACTCAATCCCACCTCAGGCCATTTCCGGCCAGTTTCTTGAGTTTTGTGGATGTAAAAATATCCCTGAAGCACGGTCTACGCGCCATCCGGACTGAACATTTGACCCCGCCCTGGGTACCCCAGCCTTCACCGCATCCGGTTCCCAAAGCCACCCTCTTCCTGGGCTGCCTTGCGACTGTTACATCCACCGCACAATGACTGATGATTGTTCGGATCCCAGAACAACCGCATATCGCCTTTATGCGATTCAATGTGATCGGTCATAGTTGCAGGTGCAGGAAACGGCGAGTGAACCTTGTACGGATCAGCACACCAAGGATGTTTTTTCAACCTCGCAGAACTATACGTTTGCCACTTGCGTCCATAGCCACGTCTTGCAGCGCTAGGCCGAGCTTGCTCATAGAGCACCGCAGCGCTGTGCTTCGGTGCGCATCCCTCACAAAACCCCTTCGCGACCAGGTTAGGACAGCCTGACCTTGAGCATGGTCGCTTCAATCCCATCTCAGCCAGCCTTCTCTACTTTCCAAAGAGCCAGTGACGGATCACGCCACCAAGGCTTCCACCAATCAGCCCTGATAGGCCGCACATGAACGTGAACAGCGCCATTGCTCCTTTGCGCTGATCACGCTCTGACTCCAGATCCTCGAGACGTTCCTCGATCGTCGGGATACACTTGACCGCGACTGCCACTTCAGCCATCACAAGCAACGTCCTGTCGAGCTTCTTTTCAATGCGGTCCATACGGGCTGTATTGGCTTTATGGAGCTCATCTTGATAGAAGCGTGCGTCAGCGTCCAAAGCTCTCTCCTCCTACTGTGAAGTGTTCGGATAGATACGAACTGCGCGATCGCCGAGCGGAGATCCGAGTTCATTGCTGACGCGCGACGCCGGCGCTTCAAAGGCTTTCACCTTCGCGGCCAGGCGCTCAGCACTGTCCTCCGGCGGCAATCGTCTGCCATTCGGAAGCTTGTCACGATTTAACCGTTGCTCTTCTGTCAGATGCGCGGTACGAGAAACACCCGTCACATAACGAACGATCTCTCGCGCATTGATGGTGGTCGACGTTTGCGAAGAATCCAGCTCTTCCGCAATCTCCTGTGAACTGCGGATCTGGACGCCGAGAAATTGGCCTTCGCCGTCATAACGTTCGCGCCAGATACCTGACGCAAGGTTCGCTTTTATCTCTTTGCGCGAAACTCTTCGAATCTCGCGAAGGCCGCGAGACTCGTCACTTGAGAAAAGTTTGAATAACGGTTGGGATTGGGTTGAGACGTTGCTGCGGGTTAGCCTACTGCGGTGTGGTCTGGCGCACATAGCGATGTGCGCTGACTGCCGAGGCCATCGAGCAAAACAAAACCAGCATCGAAATGCTGGCTCCGGAATAGCTTTGCTCAACGTTTTGAGACGTGGTGCTGCTTACCTTTACTGCTCTCACCTTTCGCGGGAGTAGGTCGGGGTTGCCGACTGCGGCAGGAGTGAACCTGCGACGGGTGGTGATTCTCAGCTCCAACCCGAATCGAAGCTTAACTGAAAGGTTGCCCAAAATACAAGCGCGCTTTTCAGATTTTCTTCCCCACGCCTGTGGGAATCTTCCCAGTTACTCCCGGTTTAACAGCTTCCAACACGCGCGTTTTGGTAGTTTCGTAGCTCTTTCTGATCCCAAAGCCACGTTCCATCGTCAGCCCAGATCCCGTTGCCGATAAATTTGTCAAACCCGTAAGCGCCACGCAAGAGCCCGCGACCGTTGCAGTTTGCCTGTTCTTTCCAGGCGTGAACGATGCGATTCGCAGTCTCGATCACCGATTCGCCAGAGCGTCCCGCCTGCTCAAGCGCGGCTCGGATGAGTGGGCGCTTTCGACGGTTGCTCACGTCGCAGCCACGCATCACGAGGTCGATCGCCTCAGCCAGGAGGACAGGATTCAACCCCTCACATCCCCCGCTTGCGGGGGTAGGGGGATGGTTCAATGACGGTTCATTTACGGTTCCTCCATATAGGGGGTGTGGGGGAACTGTCTCTGAGACAGTAAAAAGTGTCTCTGAGACAGTTTTTGGTGTCTCTGAGACAGGACCATTCACTGTCTCTGAGACACTTTTTCCCTGCGCCTTCATAAATGCATCGTGAAACTCTTTCCGGAGATCCATCCCGAGCATGCTCATCGTGATCTGAAATCCGTACTTGTAGCGTCCTTCGATGCCCTTCGTTTTGACGATGAGGCCTATCTGCTGAAAACACTGCAAGACGCGCAGCACCTGGCGCTCACTCAACTCCGTCCGGTCACACACGGTCGGAACCGAGGGAAAGCCAAAGCCTGCAGAGTTAGCCACCTCCGCAAGCATAACCAGCACCGTCTTTGCCGGTGAATTCCCCAATTTTGTTTTCCAGGCAATCGGTTGTACGTCGTTACTCACAGCACTTCCCCCACGGCCTGGATAGACAGCCCGATTCGTTAATAAAACTGCAGTCGATTGCTATTCGCCGTTGTACTTATCGCTCAGCCATTTCCATGCGAACAAGCCAAGCAAACCAAAGAAGCACAGCGGAGCCCCAAGGCGAAGGAAAAGCCACCACCGCGCATTCATCTCGTCGACCAGGAAGCGAGGAACGTCACACGTCAACACGTGTTATTGCTTTCTCGCGCTGCAGCCGGTCAATCTCGGCCGCGATGAGCGCTCCGGCTTTAACCAGGTTGCGGATCGGATTGGGCGACGGCTTCCACTGCTCCCGATCCCAAGGCCAAAACTCTTCATCACCGCAGATCTCATCGTCAGTGATGATTTCGAGAGCACGACCCGCGTAAGTCATGGCCGCCCCAACGAGCTCCGCAAAACCATTCACGCTGTCATCATGCGCCGCCGAATATCCCTCGACCTGCAATTGCCTGCATCGCTCTTCGTGAATCAGATCTACTCCGTCCATAGCCAGCCCCCTCCTAGACCTCAACCCGTGTTACTTGAGGTGCGTTCACTTCGTCCTGAATAAAGTCGCTCAGCGGAACGCCTTGGCTCGCCGCGAGCGCTTCGTACGATTGCTTCGATTCGGCCGACTCCCACCCGTCTTCGGTGAGGATCATGTGCTCGCCAGACCATTCGTAGTAGTCGCGCCACAATTGCCGGCCTGGATCAATCGAGGATCCGACAAGAGGAACATCGCCGTAAATCTCTACAAACCGGCGCAATAGAGATGCGGGAGTTAGCCTCTTGGAAATCAGCCCTGTTACATGCTCAATGCCTGCTCTGAAGCCGAGCTGGTAGGCGGCGGTCACCGACTCCGCAGCGCGGTTTGCGAGCTCTTGCTTGCGTTCATTCATTGCATCCCTCACCTAGCCAGGTACAGACCGCGCGGAGCCAGCAGCTTAAGCCGGTCACGATCCTTGCGGTGGTTTCGCGCGTTGCGCGCATCTTCGGCGCTCGTGAAGCGCCAGCAGTTCTCGTGATCGATCTCCAGCAGCTGGCGGATCGTGGCGAGCAGCTCCGGGTCGTCATACACCACCCGGCGAACTTCAATCGTTGTCAGGCACCCAGGCACTCAAGCGCATGCTCTTTTTCATGCCAGTACACGCCGCCGCCTAGCGGCTTCTCCCGCAGCATTGGCCGCGGATTCAAGGGTTTGTAGCCGCCGCCTGCTGTCATGACCTCACTACCCCATCTGGAACATCAAAGAAGCCCAATGCTCCCTTGAACGGAATCGGCGCTTCGAACGCCACGGGATTCGCCAGGACGAAACCATATTTGCCGAAGAACCAAGGGCTGGCGCTTTCGCTGACACAGCCCACGATGTCAATCTTGCCGACAATACAACCGCCAACATCCCGCAGCTCTCGATAGGTAAAGCCACCGCCCACATCATGCCTGCCATGCTCTTTCGCGATGCTCACGGCCGTTCTTGAATCGCCGGCGACCTCGTCGAGCTGGAACCATTTACCCGCATGCAGATATACCGTGCCGCGAAAGTTCGTATGCCAGTCACGGTTCTCGATATCCTTGCCGCCGTGCAGAATAAACCACCACCAAGGCGAGCGCACACTCAGGGCCTTCATCGCACCCTCGCTTTCTGAAGCTCGGCAATCTCAACCTTCAGCCTGGCAATCTCGTCATGCGCGTCATCGGCCTGCTTTTGATGCTCCAAAGCTATGTCGATATATACCTTCGGAGAAGCATCAGCAAACAGACAATGCAGCCATCCCATAACCTCGTATCGCGTCCCGACAAGAGAGTCCGTGCGAGGCCGATACCACCGAAAGCGCTCACCCGATCTTTCGAACTTGCTCCGGATCCATGCCCAACTATCGCCCTTATCGAGCTCCGCCTCGAGGTAGGCAACGAGGGCCGATTTTGCGGCGAGATCCGCCTCGACGCGGCCAATCCGCTCAATCAGCTTTCGCGCAAACTTCTGCATATTTTTATCGCGCTCAATAGCCCATTCAATCGAGGCCGGAACAACGTAAGGCTCTCCGCAGCACTGGTAGTCAACCTTGAGATCCTCAGGGATAATTGGCGCGCCCTCGCTGGATTGGCTCATCGCCCTACCTCCGGAAATTGCTTCCACTCGACGCCATCGAGCAAGCTGCCGGCGGCGTGCTTGCCGACCTTCACCGTGGCATCACTCGAGTTGAGCACTTGAGCTCCGGAGCGATCGAAGCCGCCGTCCTGCATCGGCGGCAGATACTCACCCCATTGCTTAAAGAAGAACGGCACGCCAGCGGCTTGGCACTGATCGCGCAGGCCTCGGGCCCACTCCACATCCATCGGACGCGCCCCAGGGCCGCTCTCGCCGCCAACGATTGCCCAGGTGCGAGAGCCAAGCGAAAGCCACCAAGGCCCCGGATCGACAGAACTCAGCAAAGGCTCAAAGCTCACCATAGTCGGCCATCCCAACTCATCAATCGAACAGAGATAGTCCAACCGATCGTCAGCAGCCTTCTGGTTCTCAACACTGACACCGAGGCGAATGTTGCTCAGCCCTTCTCGCACAAGTAACAACGACACTCGCTCCTTCGCGGCGTTCGAAGCGTCTGTGCGAACCGGAACGATCTGATCGATGGCCTCCCAAATACGCCATGCTGTCGAATGAAAGCCATCTCCACACCTCTCATCCCTCAGGTATTCAAGCACGCGCTTCGGCCGCTTCGTGAGCACCTGGAAGTCATGCTGAGGGCAAAGCGCCATGACGGCAAAAATCTTGTCACGCATCTCGTCAGTCACGTTCTCATGAAAGAGATCACTCATCGAGTTGACGAAGATCCGGCGCGCCCTCGTGGGGCAATCGCACGGCGTAAGCTTCGGTGCTTTCTCAACTACAGTGTTACCCTCATCATCAAAACCGTGCTGATCCTTAGGCGGAGATAGCCACAGGCAATCGGCGACGTGATCTTTTACCGGACCCCATTTCAACGGATCGAGCAGATGCTTTTCGATGAAGGCGATCTTGCCCGTCCAGTGCGGCTCGCCATTCTTGACGATCGCCAGGCCTTCATACGGCCTGCCGCCGCCGCTCTGGCGAAAGGCAGCCGTACGCTCGGCATAGCAGTTGCGGCAACCCTCACTCACGCGACTGCACCCGCGTATCGGGTTCCACGTCGCATCCGTCCATTCAATCCCCGTCTTAGCGCCCACTTGGCACCTCGAATTCACACCTAAGCGCATTACCCATGAGCCTTCGGTGAACTTCCATCGAATCCTTGTTCGTACCAGCGACGCACGCCTTGACACTCTTGATTGATTTCAACGCCGCACGTTCACGAAGCGACCGCAACATCAGTGCATAGATTCCCTGGCGACGATGCTCGGGAACGACGAAGGCCTGACCGATATAGGCCGCACCTTCGTAAAATTTCCACGTCACGAAGCCAACAACCTTTGCCTCCTTATCCCTCGCCACAACGATCGAGTGATGCGCCTGTGGCATCAAAGGCTCAACGCCATGAGATGTTTTGAGCAAATTCGCCGCCGCCTGCGCTACAACCAACAAATCTGGCGCGATCTCGCTCGCATGTTCAATATCAATGTCCATTTCGCTTCGCCTCTCTCTTCAACTGCTTGGCTCGCTTCTCATCGCGAATGCGAACCAGGCTTTCCAGCAGCCTTGGGAAATCCTTCTCCCAGATCCGGTCATGCACATCGATCACGTCGATCAGATCGTCTACCGAGAGCACGGCGTCCTGCGGCCGGATGATCAGAACGATCAGCGCATCGGTATTCGAGCGAATCCACTCTGCGTGCGCCTCAAGCGAATGCGTGCTCTTCAGATCCCATCCGCTCCTTGGCACCACCTACGCTCCGATGCTCGCCAGGGCGATCTCAGCTTTCGTTGCCGCCGGCAGCGCCTGCCACCAAGCATCTAGGCGTGAGGTATTGACCGTGATGGAGACGTTCGCCTCGATGGTCTCCGGTACAGGTGCGGCTGGCTCGGCCATCGCGTGGATACGCTCGCTCACGCCGACAATGTCGATCGACACTCCACGATGTGGGGTCTTCGCCAACTTCGTTTGCTTCGCGGCCGGCTTCGTCGTACGCGCAGCGATCACGGCAAATCGTTCACGCCAGTAATAGACCAGGTGAGGTTTAATGTTGAGGCGCTTAGCGAGAGCAGCTGCGGCCTCGGCTGGATCCGCAGTGCGGATCTTCTCTTTAATCTCTTCCGTGAGCGCTACGACTTGGGGCATTGCTTCCTCCGCTTTCGGCGCAGGCACCAATGCCGGCGCTTTGACTTCTCTCACAACGATCGACGCAACCTCAGGCTTGGGCCGCTCCACAATAGGCTCATACCGCTCTCGCCTGGACATGCCCTGCAGTGGGACAGCCTTAGCAGACGCGCCGAGTTCACGCCCGCTCACACTGCGCCGCACTTCCGGCTTCTCCACAACGACGCGCTTCGCAGGATCCGCCGGCGTCACATTGCGAACCACTCCTGCAGGAGCATTGAAGCGGGACAAGACTTGTTCTTCCGTTTTGAGCCTCGCCGCGACTACCGAACAATCCCGGCCCTCCGAGCAGGCGATACAAACGGGCGCTTCCGGCATCACGCCATCACCCACGAAGAGGCGCTTCGCTTGGCACCAATGACCGAAACTGCCGCACCAAGCACACGGCGTCCCTGCAGGCGGCACATCGTCGCTGAAGAGCGACTGCTCAGCCTCTTCCCGCGTCACAGCAGAAGCCAGCTGGGCATGATCCCCGAACTCGAAGAGTTGGTCGCTCATGCGCGCTTCGCCTGCCTTCCATGGCCGAGCCGAGCATTGTGCGCCTGCCACGACTCCCAGGTATTCACCACGGGCGCATGACACTCAGGGCAATACGCCAGGCGCGAAACATAGCTCGCACTGGAGGAGCTGCGGGTCGGCGGCTTCTTTGCGGCAATCGGTTCCGGTTGCGTTTTCTCTGGCGTCACGCGAGCCGGACGCAACGCTGCGGGCTTGCGCACGAAACGCAGGCCCATCCTTCCGGCGCGATGCTCTACGGCCCTGACCGTGCGGCCCAGGATCGTCGCCATCTGCCCTTTGGTCAACTCAGCCGCGTGAGCCTGCAGGAACTGGATATGCTGATCGTCCCAGGATTGCCAGGTACCGGACTTGACCGACTTGATTGCCGGGGTCGACTGAGCCATCTTGAGCGCCAAGCCCATCACCTTCGCCTTGTGCCGCACAGATTTATCAGACCTTCTCAAGCGGTCGCCGATCTCCCTCGCCGTCATCGTCGACGCATTGGCAGCCAGGAAGGCCAGGTGTTCATCGTTCCACGGCGCCGAGGATCCGAGGTGAATGCCATGCTGGCAAAACGTTGCATAGATCGATTTCAGTGAACGCCCCAGCTGCTTGCCAATCTTCCGGCCAGAGATGCCCTGCGCCGCCAGCTCGCGTGCCTTGGCTATCTCCGCTTCAGTCCAACGACGAACTCCATCCGCTCGCAGCGTGCGGATCTTATGCTTAGCGCAACGGCATTTGACTGACATCTCGCTTCGCCCAATCTCCGCAGCCATCTGCCCAGGCGTCATGCCCTTTGCGGCAAGTTCGACCAATTGCGCGTGTTCTTCGGCACTCCAGAGCGGTCCCATAGTCCTCCTCGTCCAACTACGTTTCAACGGCGGCGGCCGGTGCGACCGAGTCATGCCCAGGTATTGAGAGCTCGGAACACAATTACGCTGCCGGCCACCACCGCTACTCGCGAACCCTCTCAGTGAGGTCCGGAGACTTACCCCACGATCAGGAGATGATGATCGCTTCGGGGAGCTCGGTTTCGAGATACTTGCGAATGCTTCCAGCCAGGTAGAGCTTCCACATCGGATCAATCTCATACAGAGCGATCTTTGGTAGCGAATCCTTTACGCCCTTCATTCGCAGAAGGAACTTGGCGGCTACCGGGTTGGCATCGCGAAACGTGCGCACAGGGATGAGCTCGATGCCGTCTGCCGGAAGCTGCACTGCGGACTTCGTGATCGTTCCAGACTTGACAGTAACTTCCTGCGAGATTCCATCGTCGGACACCGCTACGCCAGTTGCAGCCCCGATCGTCGAGCAGATCTGCTGGATAGTGACAGCATTGTCATTCCAGAGAAACCGCGCGCGGAACGAAAGCAGAAACTCTTCGGGCTCGAGCCAAGTATCAAATTTGAATGGCTTTTCTTCCGCGTGGATAGCGGTCGCGTACTCATTCACCTTGCCGAATTCATCGGCGTCCAGATCAACCAGCGCCACGATAAAGGGATCCCGAATTACGATTGCCACGCGGGCGCCCAACTTGTCCAGCTTCGCCTTGTACGCGGCGACAAGACCACTCAGGGTAGAAACACGCAACGTCGGCCGAGGCAGCCGCGTATCGACTGGCGCAACCACTGCACCAATCGTTCCATCAGCCTTGACGGCATAGTTAACTTCGCCGACTTTCACAGTCACAGGATTCGGCGGAGTCTGCAACTTCGCCAGGTATTCGAGGGCTTCCTTGAGCATAAAAACCTCTTTCAAACCGGTTGACTAAATTGGGATTGACCGCCGGGCTATTCGCCCTGGCGGAAGGCGATGGGCGCAGGAGCCTCTTTAGGCTTGGGCGGAGTGAAGAGAATCATCTGCCGCGGATCCGCGTCAAAGGCGATCGGAGCGCCGTCCTCAGTCGAGCCCATGTAGATCTTCGATTTATGGGTCTCGATATCAGCCAGCTTGCTCGAGCACTTGAACTCTGTCTCGATAACGGTCCGATCCGAATGAGGCTTGAGGATGAGCTGCAGCGTGACGCTGCGAGTCGCCGTCGCCGGCGTGTTGATGTCTGCGATATTTGCCAACGCCTTTTGGAGTTCAATGCCGAATCCCTCGGTCATCGCACCGTCATTCACGTTGGCAAAATCGATTGGGATCAGTTCTTTTTTGGGGTCCAAGCTAGTAGCCGCCTTTCCTGAGGTAGTAATCGAGAACAAAGGGGTAAGCCGCTTCCCAGACGATGTAGGCCCAAAGCGCGATCACGGCTGCGGTGAGCACCACAGTACCGGCGCCCATGGGCTTGCGGGCGACACGCTTATCGCCATTCTTCCGGTGGAGCTGTTGCAGGAAGGCAATCTCTTCGGCGCAGCGGCCGCAATAGCCTGGCGATTCCATCTCTTTGCCGCACATGCCTGGGCAAAGGTGAACCTCGCGCAGACGAGGGATATATGGGACTGTTTGCTTCATGCTGCTCTCCTCTTCTTCTTCCGTTTGGCGAGTCTCGCGATTCGTTGATCGCGGATCCGCTCGATGTGTTTTGCAATGCCCTGCACTGCCCACTTCTCGTGGTCCTCATGCATGCGTGCCACGCAGACTGTAGCCGTGCAGATCGTCCTATCGCGATCGAACCAGGCACACGTCTCGCCCCCACCTGTGCTCAATACACAAGGCCTCTCCCAGGTGCAGCCGCAATAGCGACAAACGCCAGGTACAGGTTCGGGCTGCGAGGCCGGTGAATTCATTCCTCCAACCTCCCTCGCACACGCGAGATGACAAGCCAGCGGAGATGTGACCAGAGGGGGTCAGCGAGGCGAACCAGCAGTTCGCTGCCGCACCACCCGAAGACGAAACCGGCGACCATGTTCAAGACGACGCGAATACTCATCGATCGCCCCCATCGCCCTCGAGCCGCTTGAGGAACTTGCCGTGACGATGCCAGCCAACGATCTTGCCGGCTGCATAGCCGAACGAATGACCAAACCAATAGGCAATACCCGCAATCGGTATCAGTGACACAGCGAAGACGAGCCCAATTTCGGCAAAGCTCATGCGGCACCTCCGGCTATAGTTCGAGCTGCCTCGGCTGGTGCTAAACTATGCACGACATGCGGTTCATGAATGCCAATCTCTCTTACTTCCGCGCAGATGCCGACGGGTCCATCGAAGTCTGTCTCGATGGCGAGGAAATGTTCTGGCATAAAAGGTTCGCATCCACCCAACTCGCGATGGTGGAGCTCCAAGAGATGGCCTTTCCACTTCCCGAGGCGGGTCGCTCCGTGAGAGTCATCGCAGATGGCGATGACCTGATTCGGCGAAACTTCATACCCGAGGCGGGCAGAGGTCGAAGAAATAGGTGAGCTCAAGGCTTACCGCCCTTCTTCTTTGCGGCCTTCTTCGCTGCTTTCTTGGCAACGGGCTTTGCAGCCTTTGACTCAGTTGCTGGCTTATCCCATGGCGTAGGGCCGTTGAAGCCGAGACCACGCACAACCTTGATCAACTCCGCGCGACCATTGTTAGAGCAATCGCTGTAGTTAAAGTCAATGTCTACCGCGAGCTCGTCACCGGCCATCGATGCGATCGCTACAGCCTTCGCAAACTCCGCACTCGAAACAGGCGACGCCTCGAGGATCTTCTTGATACCAGGGACAAGAGCCTGAGAAACCTTCCAAGGATCTCCGTATTCCGTCAGGCCTTCGAGCGCCAGCCGACGCATAGGCGCTGCCGAGATTTGCGTCACACCCTCGAGCGCCGCGCCCAGGAAGGCGAGCCGCTTTTTGTTCTCCTCGATGTGAAGCTGCTGATTCTTCGCGCGCTTCTCCTGCTCTGCCTTCGAATCGCGAACCCCGCTTCCGGCCTCAGCCTTTTTCTCATAGCTCTTCGGATGAACCTTGCAGCCAACCGCGATGCAGACCAGCTTGGTGACGCCAGGCTTGCCATTCGGCTTCAAACCGTACGCGCCTTGCTCCCAGTCGACCGTCACACCGTTGCGAACGTAATCGCAGCTGCCCTTCTTTACGTCGAGCCACTGCCCATAGCGAAGCACTTGATGTTCATTTGGACCGCTGCCATCTTTCGCCATGCGCGGCGCAGCCTCAGAGCTCTTGTAACTGAGCCTTACGGTGATCTGCTCCGTATTCGCCTTCACGAGCTGGATCTGGACGAACGCGGCGCGCTTTGACTCAAAGCAAATACCATCTGCGCAGGTAGCATCCTGGATGGCGAGGTCTCCAAACAGCGAGTTGTTCGCTGCTGTGTTTTGAGGGCATCCCACACAGGGACCGACTGCCGGCACAAGCTTGGCATCGTCCAGATCCCACGGCGCAAGCGCAAGTCTCCTACCCGAGGTCTGCTCGATATGAGCCTTGAGCTTTAGTACGGTTTCGGGTTCCGCGTAGGTGCCGTAGTAACGATTTTCGCGAGGGCGATCGCGGCGTTCTATACAGTCCGCAATGATCTTGTCGAGCTTCACAGTCGACCCGGCGTTGCGATCGAGCGTCCATTTGAGCGCTGCCTCTTCATCCTCCAGGCCGAGCCGCGCCAGCAATAGAGCATGATCGATAGTAATCAGCCGTTCCGCGAGAGCCTGACGTGACGACGGCCCCAGCTTGACGAGGCGGAGACGCTTAGCGATGTACTCGATCGGCTTGCCAACGCGCACAGCGATTGCTTCATCCGTGCCCAACTGCTGACGCAACGCCTCGTAGGCGTCCGCTTCCTCGAGCGGAGGCACGTCGGCACGCTGCAGGTTGTCAATGAGTGCAATCTCGCGGGCCTCGTCATCTGACATTTCGCGGACAATACAGGGCACAAGTCCTTCAGCATCGATCTCAGCCAACACAGCATGACGCCTATGCCCAGCGACGATTTC